TGGAAGAGTAAATTAAATATGACAGAATTAGTTACAATAAATACTGAAAGTTATGCTACTATGGCGAAGGCAATGGGATTGCCTACAAGTAGTGGTGAGAAGAAAACAAATGTCTTGAATAGGTTTAGAATATGGCACAATCCAACCATGGGTATGGGTCAAGCTAATGGTAAATCTGTTAAGATGGAAGTCGTTGAGGGTGGTATGTATAGATTAGAAATACCGGGTGACCCTAGCATTTTTTATTTCTCTGAGAAGGTAGAGTTTAGACCTTTCTTACAGAGATTCATGTACAAGAAGTTTAAGCAGAATCGCAATGCAAAAGATGGAGAAAAGCAGGGTGGTTATGTAAAGACAATTATGTCTGATACACTAAACATTGATTTAAAAGATAACGATGGTACTTTTAACTGTGGTAAACCTGCAGGTTATGTAAAAGACTTTCAAGCATTACCTGAAGACACCAAAAAGTTAATAAAAGAAATAAAAAGAAACAGAGTTGTTTTTGGTCTTGTAAAGATGATTGATCCTGTGAAAGGTATTGATGGCAATGAAATAGAAGACTTATCTCAATTTCCTGTAATATGGGAGATAGACAATAGGGATGCCTATAAAGCAATAGGAGATGTATTTTCTAGATTTGCTAAGATGGAAGCCTTACCTCTTCAACATGTTATAAAGTTAGAAGGCACTAAGGAGAACAAACTAAACAATGGTGGTAGTTTTTATACACCAATAGTTCAGTTAGATACATCCAAGAAGGTGGAGATAACAGAAGAAGATCATAAAGTGTTTGGTGACTTTCTTGATTGGGTAAAATCATACAATGATGGAATAGTTTCTGCATGGGACACTAGAGTTTCTGAGAAACAAGATGAAGTATCTGAAGAAGATATGGAAACTGTTGAAGACTTCATTGATGTAGAAATGGATAGCGATGCTAAGTAATAATGCTTTCAAAGCACATGGTATCAACTACCTTTCACCTAGTAGTATAAATACATATATTAGTGACCCACCTATGTGGGTTGCTAGGTATTTGTTTAAAGTGAAATCATCAAGTGGTGCAGGTGCAATAAGAGGTATTGCATCAGAGTTTGTACTTGCTAATAAATATAAAGAAGGCAAGTTTGATTATAATATGTTAGATATGAAGTTCATGACATTGTGTACTGAATCTATGATTGATTTAGGAGACAAGAAAACAGAAAAAGAAAGGAGCTTATTAAAGAACTTTGGAAACATAATTGATGAAAACTTTAAGTATGAAGATTTAGAAGACTATCAAGAAAAAGTTGAGGTGCAATTAGATGATCTACCTGTGCCAATAATGGGTTACATAGACTTTAGATTTAAAGATAAAATAGTAGACTTGAAAACATCTACTAGAATGCCATCACAACCAACAGAGGCACAGAAGAGACAGATGGCATTATATTCTATGGCATACCCAAAGAATAGTGTTGACTTGTTTTTTGCTACACCTAAAGAGCATAAGACATTCACACTTAAAAACTTAACCTCATACAAGAAACAACTTGAGAAAGTTGCTTACAGTATACAGAGGTTTTTGTCTATCAGTGATGATAAGCATGAGTTAGCTTCTTTTGTTTATCCTAACCTAGATTCATGGATGTGGAATGGTAAGATGAAAGAAGAAGCAAAGAAAATATGGAGCATAAAATAATGACTACAGATGCAAAAAAGATAGAAGAACTTAACAAGGACATTGAAACTATGGAGAAAGAATTAGCAGAAGCTAAGAAAACTCTACGTGAGATGAGAACCAAAGGTTTAAGAGAAGCTATGGAAGCTAAGAAGTTAGCAGACGAGGCAGTAAAAGAAGAGATGAAAGCTCTTGGTGTTACTTATTCTCATGATTCTTATGAGTTCAATCCGTTCACAGGTTGGAGAAGACTACTCTAGTGTCTCCACATAGAGAACGTAGAAATGCTATCAAGCATGGGTATAGGAGTGGATTAGAGCACAAGCTATCTATCTACTTGAAAGAGAATAAGTTTAAATTTTCTTATGAATCTATTAAGATAGAATGGGAAGACTTAGCCTATCGCACCTATACCCCTGACTTCATCTTAGACAATGGCTTGATTATAGAAACAAAAGGAAGGTTTCTAGCTTCTGATAGACGTAAACATTTGGCAATACAAAAGCAACATCCTAAACTAGATATTAGGTTTGTGTTTACAAATAGTAAAGTTAAGTTGTATAAGGGTTCTAAAACTTCTTATGCACAATGGTGTATAAAACACAAGTTTAGATATTACGACAGAATAATACCTGAAGATTGGTTAAAAGAAAAAGGTAAAAACAAACACCTATCTTTCATAAAGTTTGTTGGCAAAAAAGTAAGGAGATAATATGACACATTACAATAACAGAGGAAACCATTTTTTTATAGAAGTAATACCATCTATTGATGAGAAAGGTCAGTGGGATGGTAAATATCAACTTGCCATACAAGCTAGACGAGCAAACATAGATGATGATAGCTTTTGGGGTTTGCAACATCTTTGTCAGATGGTGTGTGCAGGTATTACAATGATGGAAGATAGTGAAAAGGTAAGAAACGCAGTTGAAGATTTTTTAAATACACCTGAAATAAAAGATATCAAAGAGTCTCTGCCTATTGACAATGTAACTGATAACGTGATAAAAGTTAACTTTGAACGTACAATAGAGCGTAAACAATGAGACATTTGGAGTATATGAAAATGAGAAACAAACAAGCAGAGGAACAATCAGATCATAAACAAACTATGGATATGGTTAATCATCCACCCCACTACAATAAAGCAGGTATAGAAACTATACAGGCTATAAAAGCAATGACTAATGAAGGTTTTGAATATTACTTACAGGGTAATATAATGAAGTACCTATGGAGATACAGGTACAAGAATGGTGTAGAAGATTTATATAAAGCACAATGGTATCTCAATGAATTAATAGATGTTGTTGAAGATGAAGATAAAAGTTAAAATTATGATGACATTAGAAGTTGATCCTGAAGAATACCCTGTTCCTGCAGATGGTAGAGTAGAAGAGGAGATACAAGATTATATGCAAGACTATATACACGATATATCAGGCATAAAGATAAAGCACATAAGAGCAGTAAGCGAGGAGATTTAAATGCAAAACTATTTACCAACTGATTATCAGAATTTTATTGCTCTCTCTAGATATGCTAGATGGAAAGAAGACGAGCAAAGAAGAGAGACATGGGTTGAAACTGTAGACAGATACTTTGACTACATGAGTGACCATCTTAAAAAGAATCATAACTATACGATTACAAAAGCATTACAAGAGAAGTTGTCAAATGCTATCATGTCTTTAGGTATCATGCCTAGCATGAGAGCTTTGATGACATCAGGTGTAGCTTTGGATAGATGTCATGTAGCAGGTTACAACTGCAGTTACATACCTGTGGATAGTCCACGTAGCTTTGATGAGTGTATGTACATTCTCATGTGTGGTACAGGTGTTGGCTTCTCTGTTGAAAGAGAGAATGTTGACAAGTTACCTGTAGTAAATGAACACTTTGAGAATAGCACTACAACAATCAAAGTAGATGATAGCAGACAAGGTTGGGCAAGAGCCTTACGAGAACTCATAGCTATGTTATATGTTGGACAAGTCCCAACTTGGGACACTTCACAGGTTAGACCTGCAGGTGCTAGACTAAAAACTTTTGGTGGTAGAGCATCAGGTCCTGCTCCTTTGGAAGAGCTATTTCAGTTTTGTATTGAAAAGTTTACAGGAGCAAAAGGCAGAAGACTGTTTCCTATAGAATGCCATGATATCATGTGCAAGATAGGAGAAGTCGTGGTTGTTGGTGGTGTCAGACGTTCTGCTCTCATCTCTTTGTCTAACTTAGGCGATGACCAAATGAGACACGCTAAGTCAGGTCAATGGTGGGAGAATGAAGGGCAAAGAGCACTTGCCAACAACTCTGTCGCATTTAAAGGTAAGCCTGAGATGGGTACATTCATGCGAGAGTGGACATCTTTGTATGAATCTAAATCAGGTGAACGTGGTATCTTTAATCGTCAGTCTGCTAAAGTAAAAGCATCAGAGAATGGCAGACGAGAAACTGATTATGAGTTTGGGTGTAACCCATGTAGTGAGATTATACTTAGACCCTATCAGTTTTGTAATCTTACAGAGGTTGTTTGTAGAGAGACAGATGATATAGAAAAACTAAAAGAGAAAGTTAGACTATCTACTATTCTTGGTACATTTCAATCTACACTTACTAAATTTAAGTATCTTAGAAAAGTGTGGAAAGAGAACACAGAAGACGAAAGATTATTAGGTGTATCATTAACAGGTATACTTGATTGCCCTGTTTTATCCCCTAATAATAGTAATATAGAGTCCAATTTAGAAATATTAAGAACAGTCGCAGTAGAGACTAATAAAAAAATAGCTAAAGATTTAAATATCCCACAATCAACTGCTATAACGTGTATCAAACCTAGTGGTACAGTTAGTCAATTAGTTGACAGTGCGTCAGGTATACATGCAAGACACAACCCTTTTTATATTAGAACTGTTCGTGGTGACAACAAAGATCCACTTACACAGTTTATGAAGGATAGTGGTATTCCTGCAGAACCTGATGTCATGAAGCCTGATAGCACAACTGTGTTTAGCTTTCCTATGAAATCACCATCAGGTGCTATCACTAGAACTGAGATGACTGCTATAGAACAGTTAAACTATTGGCTTGTGTTTCAGAGACATTGGTGTGAACATAAACCCTCTGTAACTATATCTGTAAAAGAGCACGAGTGGATGAGAGTTGGCTCATGGGTTTATGATAACTTTGATGAAGTATCAGGTATATCATTTTTACCTTTTAGTGAACACACGTACAAACAAGCTCCTTATCAAGATATAGATGAAGAAGAGTACAATAATTTGACAAAGCTCATGCCAACTGCTATAGATTGGAGAAAGTTAAGAGATTACGAGAAAGAAGATACTACAAGTGGAAGCAAAGAACTTGCTTGTACTGCAGGTGCTTGTGAGATCGTAGACATAGAAGCAAAGTAAAGAAAGGAGACTAAAATGAGAGAGATGTTATTATCGGCTTTGAAATCCTATTATGTAGGACACATTAACAAACATATTGCCAATGTTGAAATCTATCTAAGTAAGTCTACAGGTATTGGAGAGCACTCTGATATAGTAGAAGCTATGGATAAAGAGATAGGAGAGATTGGTAAGTATGATGACAGACTATCAATGATAATTAAATATTTAGAAAGGAGACAAGCCAATGAAATTGAAGAAAAAAAGGAATCCAAATCTAAGTAAATATGATGCACCCTTACGTATTCAGTTTGAGCGTGGGGTAAATGCATTCAAAGGTAAACAGTATATACAGACTGTAAATAAAAATAAAATAATAGCTACAGTAAGTCCCTACAACCCAAATACAATGCAACATAGGGAATGGCAAAGAGGTTATAACTTTGCATATTTTAAAAATTTGGAGAGGGTAAAACGTGAAGAAGCTAGAAGAAGAAGCCAAGAAGTTCATGCAGTTGCATAACAAGAGTATGATGACTGCAGATGAGTATCAAAGAAAGGCAAGGGAAACTGCAATATATCCAAAGAAGGAAGCACTACCCTATCTTTCACTTGGTCTTGTTAGCGAAGCAGGTGAAGTTGCAGGTAAGGTAAAGAAACTTATTCGTGACGGAACAGAGTCAGATGTAGCATCTGAAGTTGGAGATGTGTTGTGGTATTGTGCCATGTTAGCATCTGAAGTGGGTGTCAGTCTTGGAAAGATAATGGAAAACAATTTGGAGAAACTTAATGACAGAAAACAAAGAGGAAAGTTACAAGGTTCAGGAGACACTCGTTAATAAGATTACACCTGTACATGACTTGTCATGGTATCTAAAATGGTCAGGTTCACTCTTGATTATGTCAGGTATCATCTGCAGGTCTGCAGGTGTGTTACCTTTTTACGATTTAGTAGCATCGTGTATAGGTACAGGACTACTAACAGGCATGGCATACCTATGGCATGATAGAGCATTGCTTACAGTGAATGGGGTAGCATGTGCTTCATTAGCCATGGGTATCATGCGTTCTTTATTTAGTGGTTAGTAATCTTTTTTGTTTAGAAGGTGATAGCTTTCTTAACTTATCACCCATAGTGCTTGTATTTCTAGCTATATTATATAAATCAAACAAATCATCATAATTACTAAAATCAGGCTCAAGGTCTTCCTTTGTCATAGGGAAAGTGCTTGAGTATTTTTTCATTAATCTTTTTGCTTTTATATCTGCAAATAATTTTTCTGCAGAGATTCTAGCATCAGGATTTATACCTCTATATCTTAATAACAGACCCTCTAATGTTGTCATATCACCTAATTCTGCTTTAGCTTCTGCTAGAGCTTGTTTCTTTATACTTTTTACATAAGAATCTATATTACCTCTAGCCTTACTCCTATCATATTTCATAGTTCCATCTTCTTGAACAGTTTGAAAGTCAGGGTTTGCTTTTAATTGATCTAAATACAATGCCATTTCTTCTTGCAAAAGTTCTGCAGTCTTTTTATTTGCTAGTCTATTTATGTCTGCCATTGGTGTTTTAGCCATGAATGTGGCATAATCAAAACCCATAAGACCTAATTCTAATATGTAATCAGGTGGTGTTCTATTTAAAGTAGCACCAAATAAAACTTTCATAAAAGGTAAAACTCTTTCAGGTATGTCTGTAATTCTAGGGTCTCTTGCAAAAGGTTTTGTTGGGTCATCTGTAAAAGCATCTATTCTTCTTTTAAAAGGTAGAGACAACTCTTTTAAGAAAGCATCTGTACCATCTTCATATATTGGATTTTCTCTGTAATCTCGTCTTCTATCAGAATCAAATCTAAAATCACCAAACTGCAAAAGAAACTGTCCATAACCTGTGGCTGCCTCACCTATAGTTTTACCTGCAGCGGCAGCATAGTTATTAATATCAGAAAATTCTTCTCCTTGTAAAGAGTCAAGAAGTTCTGCTATAGTCTTATCAAAAGATCTTATATTTCTAAAGTTAGCACCTGTTAATCCCTCTACAAAATCTTTAAAACCAAAACTTCTACCCTCTCCATCCATTCTATGAAAATATTCACCTAATAATAAGTAAGGAGTTATGATAGGACCATACACTCTAGTATCTATTTCGTTACCTTTACCATCTTGAATTTTATACCAATCAGTGCCTGCTACACCATTTTCAGGATCACGTAAAATATAGCCTAAATATATTAAGGGAGCAGAAGAAAGAGCCTGTGCCACTCTTTTAAACTCTCTATCTTTTTCAGCTTTAGTAAATCCTTTACCTGTTACTTTTCTTGATATTAGTTTTAGAAGACTGTGATTTAATCCAACAGGACTATAATTGTAAGTCATTTCCATGGCTTTGAACATAAATCTAGGGAATGGTATAGCTAATGTTCCGTACTCTGTTAGTAATCTATTTAATTTTCTGAATAAAGGAAACTCAGGATTAGATGCAAAGGTAAAATCTAAAGCGTCATCAACTGCTTTTTTTACAATATCCTCATCTAAGTATCTCATGAAAGTTCCATCCTCCATTCTTTGTACTAAGTTTTCTCCTTTTTCTGCTAGTTGTCTGTCAATAGATGCAGTAAATGCACCTCTTCTAAATACAGACTCTTGAAATCTATTGAATACGTTAAATGTATGTATTAAGTTTTCCCATTTATCAAGAACACTAAATCTTTCTTTTTGTATATCTAAACCTTTAGGTGCTTTTGTTTTTTTCTTTACATCTATATTAGATACTGCATGTTGATTAGGATTTCTTTTTCTTAAACCATGTCCAACCTCACTATATTGATTCCACATCCTTCTAGTTTGAACATCAAAGTTTTTTAGTATAGCATTAGATATAGAAACAGCATCACCTGTGTTAGCAAAAGTGTACTTTAACTGAGAAAATGTAGCTTTCATTCCTTGTCTTTTACTTGGATTAAATACTGTTTCAAACAAATAACCAAGAGTATCAATACCTGCTCTTGGAAACTGTGCTAATCCGTTTCGCACTGCAGTCGCTATACCTGAAACTAATGTACCCCTACGTATATTTTCTAATCTATAATACAGATTATTGTAAGAATTTGATGTTACAGTGTTTGATATATCCTCATCAATCTCATCTGCAGTTTTTATCTTGTTACCTCTAGCTAAATTTCTAGGTAACTTAGATACCTCTGCAAGTGTTTGTCCTGCTCTACTTATATGTGATAACATCATGGCAGAGAAATCTTTATGTGTAACACCATACTTTGCTAATATTTCATAAATAGAATCTTTTTTAACATAATCATTAAAAATGACCTCAAACACTCTAGAGCTAATCATTTCATCTTTACCTAAGGGTCTGAGTGCATTTGTTACAGAAGCTCTTGCAGTTGCTATAAAATCTTCTTTACCTATGGTTTGCATAACACCTGCTTTGTCCATGTCTATGAAGTCATCTATTCTATTTTTACCATCTACAAATATTTCTGACACACCTGCTAAAACTCTTTGAAAGGTGTTAAAATCTAAAGCAGGTTCAAGAATATCTATAGGTTGTTGTTTCTCTTTTAATAAAGTGGCATCTAGAGCCTCTATTTTTTCTCTACCTGCCTGTTTGATAACATCTTCGTTGATATTAACAACTTTACCACTAGCATCTCTAACAACTGCCTTTTTACCAAAAGTCTTCTCTACATCTTTGGCAAAGCTATCAGAGAACTCTCTTGATTGATCCCCAATCTCTTTTATTTTTCTTTGTGCAACTTTTTGTTGTTCTGCTTTTACTTTTTTTACTGCAGTTTCTATACCCTCTTCAGTTAGACCTGAACCCTTTCTAAGTGACAGTCTTTGTCCTACACCTGACAAAGTTCCTGATATCACACCTGATACACCTGCAACAGTTGCAGTTCTTTTAGCATCATAGTCTTTTCTTATACCCATCTCTATTTCAGAGCCTTGAATGAGCACGTCTACTACACCTGCTTGAGTAGCATCTATTGGAGCAGTTGTCGCAGCAGCTAATAATACTTGAGATACAGTTCCTATGCCTGTTCTCTTTGCTAACTCTGTTGCAATTTTTTTACCTGCACCTACAGAAACTATTGTTAAGGGAGAGGATATACCTGCTGCTACGTGACCACCAACAGTGTCAACTACGTCTGCGACTTTCTCATACACAGACATACCTTCATATCTTTTTGAATCAGTTAAATCTCCTAGTTGCAAAGTCTTTGAATAAATTCTAGCTGCTCTTTTTCGCATATCAGAAAACTTTTTTGCTTCATCCAAATATCTTGTTTCTTCATTTGGAACTTTTGCATTTTTAGCATTTTGTAAAGCTAACTCTTCTTTCTTTTTTAAGCCTTTTAACCAATCTAATTCTTGTGCAGCATCCACTTCATTACCTGTCATAAATCTGTAATGATCTAAAAAGTCATCTACTAAATTTTCTTGATTTAATTCACCTTTTATAAAACCAAACAATAGATTGTTAGTACCTTCTTTTTTATCAGTGCCAAATCTATCTTCTCTATACTGTAATACATCATTATAGTATTGTTCATCATTTATTAAATCTTTTTTACTTAATTTTTTTAGGGGCTCCT